ACTTACTATCTGCATACCAAGTTGTGCCATTTCTTGATGAATGATAGCTGATTGCACAATTGTAATCATGATAATAAAGGGTTATGTTGTCTCCAACGTTTAGACCATTTAATAATGGTTTAAGACTACTGTCATTGATTGTTGCCTTGCTATCTGCTTTTGATGCAAGGACGTGTTTGATACTCAACATACTGTTTTGTTTTTATTTGAGGTTTATTTTAACTTTTTCATTACCCATAATGTATTTCTTGCTGCTTCAGGAAACATTGGGGCCATTATATTTGATATTAGATTAGTATCATAATATCTTTGTAATTCATTAAACATTTGGGTTTGCCAATCATTCAAAAGAGGTTTATAGTCTTTCTGTGATGCAAATGTTCCAAACTTTTCAATAATAGTAAAATGATTTGATAAGTAAAATTCAAGTTCTTGATGTGTGAATTCTTGTATTGCAACTCCTCTTCCATCTCCACTATCATAAGTGTGATTATCTGCTGCACCTACATTTTCATCATAATTGGGTGTAGATAAATAATATGTCGCACAATCATTACCACATGATTTGAAATTCTCTAGAAATCTATCTACATTTTGTTTACCAACATGTTCTAACACTTCAAAAGAACAAACTTTATCTGCACAAAATTCTGTATAATCCATAGTTGGAAATATTAAATCATCTGCATAAAAGTATGCCCATGATACATTAGAATATTTTTCATTTGCTTGGTCAATAGTTTGCTTTCTAATATCTATTCCAATGTAATGTTTTTGTTTCTTTCTATTTCTATAAAGAACTTCTAACAAATTTCCTTTACCACACCCAAAGTCAACAATAGTTTCTCCAATATTACTTTCTTTGAGAATATGTGTCCACCTTAAATAGTGAGCAAATTGGTCTCTATGAAACACATGACGTTCAAATGTTGTTTCAGGGTCTAAGTCAGTTGTATTATATTTCTTTTTTTCCATTCTCATAATCATTTAATGATGCAAGATATGCAACACAATCAAGGATATTATCCTCTTTATGCATATGGGCCTCTCTGGATAACTTTAAGGCCACTATAATTTTATATGTATCTTCTATTGTAATTTCTTTATTACACAATTCTGATGCAATCCTTGAAGTCCTAGCCATGCTCTCAATGAAGTCTCCATATTGTCTATCTTTTTCTTCACTTCTCTCATAGACAATACCATATGCTTTTTGTAGTAAATTATCCATATTATCTAAAGTTGTTGTAAGTGTTATTGAATTGTTCTATTTCCAAATAAGTCATACCATCACATTGAGGACCAATCTTATTATCCCAATTGTATTGTTGTATTTCTAGAGATTGTTGTTCTCTAGTTTTGGAAATTCCAATTACATCTAGAATATCCCATTCTAATGTTGTTGCAGTTCTACCTGACAATAATAAATTTTTCATGTTGCTTGCTTATTTGATAATAAATATATACAAAATTAGAAAAAGAGTAAATAGGTTGAAAATAATTTGTAAATATTTTTTCTATTAAAGAATTTACTTATGAATATATTAGAGTATCTATTAGTATACTCATATATGGCGGGGTAATCTACGTGGCGTATATGTTTAATTGGATAACCAGGGCTCTACACATTTATATCCATGACTAGCACAAAGGAAGAAAGTCTAGTGTAGTAGATGAGTGAACATCTATAAAGTTGCTTCCTAACTCAGGATTTCACTGACGCCTGATACTAATTCCCATTTCACATGGAATTGTGAGTGTCAATAGAAATAGAAATATTTTTATTAGGCACTCACTTACAATAACCCTTTCACAAAACAAAAATATCTTCAAAGATATTTTTTTTTGTTATTAGAATTTAGTATTATTACTAATACAAAGCAAGTAGTATGAAATACAATAGAACTTATATATCTCAAGAAGAATTTGATTTAATGTCAGAAGATGAATTAGACCAATACTATGGAAATTCATATAATGATATTGAATTATCATTTTCATTATTAGAAATTTATTTGAAACAAAAAGGATTAGATTTATCAAAACTTCAAGATAGACAAGGTATAATGGTATATGCAAAAACCAAGTTCAATGAAATGTATACACCTGAATATGTTGCAAATGAGATTTTGAGGTTATATGAAGAAAAAAAATAAAAATGATGATATTTATGATATATGAATGAAAAAACATATAGAGAATATCTTTTTATTGTCAATAATATAACAAGAAATGATGAAAAGGCAAGAGATTTACTCCATGACATCTTGCTTGAATTGAATGATAATGAAAAATTTCAATCATTGAATCCATTTGAGAAGAAATGGTTTTTAATAAGAACAATACAAAATCAATACAATTCAAAGACAAGTCCATTCTATAAGAAATACAAAAAACATTCATTTGAGCAAATAAGTGATATTGAAATTGTAAATGAAGAATATATTGAACCACCAACAATTGAATGGGTAAATGAAGTATTAGATGATGAATTAAATAATAACCCTGATAAATGGTATGATATAATGTTATTCAAGATGTATATGAAAGAAATGAAAATTGAAACAATACATAGAAAAACAAAAATACCGAAATATTCAATAAGACTAACAATAAAGAATATGAAATTATGGCTCAAGAAAAAATTGATGAATTAGAATTCATAGACAAAGAAAATAATTGCAATGATTGCAAAAAAGAAAAAGAAATAACAATGGAACTTGGACTAACAACAATTGAAGAGTGGAATAAAATCATTCCAATGCTAGATAAATATGGTTTATCAAGAGATGAAATAAACTATATATATGGATTTTACAATAGAGTGTTTAAGACAAAAAAAACACCTGGCTGTGGAAAATGTTTTGTAAACATAGCAAAACATCTAAAGAATAGATGGAATGAAATCAATAAATGATTTATTTTATCAAAATCATAAACATTTTCAATTTTTAAGATATTTATTAAATGTAAAAACAATTTATATTTAATATATGAGTTTGAACCATTTATGAAATAAATGAATTACAAATGAAGAAAAATAATACCAGTTCAAGGAAAATAACTTTTGGAAAAAGAAGAAAAGGCAAGGCGTGCAAAAGTTTCAACAAGCACAATTCCAAAAGTTCATATCATAAACAATCTGCAAGAAGACAAAAATAATATATGCCAAGAAGTAGAGTTAGAGGTGGAAGAAAGGCTCATAATAAGAGAATAAAAAAAAGAAGAGTTATTATTGAGCACATTGAATATTTGAAAAGAAAGATTTTTGAAGAGGCAAAAGAAAGGTATTACAAAGAACAACAAAACAATGGATAATTTTCTAACAAGATTTGATGTATATGACCCCAATACAAACACTTATTCTCATGGAAGAAGTGCAGGGTTATTCTCAATGTTGAATTGGATTTTAAGACAAATAACATTGTTGGAAATGACTGGAAAGAAGATTGATAATATTGAGTTGTATCTTGATGAGTATATGCATAGAAAAAATTCATTCAATGATTTGTTTGTAATGAATAATCAAGATTTGGATTTATATGAATTACCTGAAGAAACTAAAAATGATTTTCTCAATAAGACAAATTGGTCTTATATTGGATTTTCAAATAACCCCAATGACATAGATTTATCAATCACAAATAAAGTAATAAACAAATATTTTAATCCCAACGAAGAAGTGATGAAATGGTATAACTATTTTGTGGAATATCTTGGTGGGGATTTGAATAAGATAATTTTTATATGGGCAAGAGCCACAGACAAATATCTTGAAGTGAAACTTCCAATGGTTGAAACTTATGTAAGAACTTTATTCAATATTGATTGTGATGAAAAGAAAATTGTGGTTCAAACTGATGATAGAAATGTATTAGATAGATTTGAAAAGATTGGATTAGACTTTGATACTCTTCCATATATTTCATCAAATAAAGTAAACAACCAACCATTTCATTTGAATTTAAGGTCATGGACTGACCATCAATTCCAAGAAGTATATGGCATTTCAAAGTTAGACCATTTGAGACAAATGATTGCACTTTCTTTGATATGTAAGAATTCATATAAGACAATCTTATATCCAGGAAATCCTATATCATTTATCACCTCAATGAAAGGGACTACTGAAGATTTAATCTTATTCAAAAATGAAAATGAATTTTTTGTAAAATAACTAAAAAAGAAAAATAACATGACACTACCAATTGAAGATAATGATTTACCATTAAATCCCCCACCACCAAGAAAGGCAGGTAGACCAAAAG